TTCGGGAGCTTTAATACCGAACTGAGCGGCCATCTGATCTGAATAGTCCTTACTACTGAATTGTACTACTTCCTTCCAACGCTGAAGATACTCGGTTGCACGGATTGAGAGAGCGGAAAGATCTGAATTTAAAAAAGCGTACTTAGCAGATCCAGCACTATTAGCTGGAGAGGCGACAACAGACGTACCATCGTTGGGGTTAGTAATAGTGGCATAGCTACCTAAACGGAAATCAGTACCAAAAGCAACAGAAGTAGACTCGTGAGAAGAATTAATAGAAGGCAAAACAGCTACCGAACCATACTGAGAATTAGGGAGGATACCCATAAAATAATCTTTAGGGTAATTAGCATACCGAAGTTTTAACATATCAGGAACAACAGCCAGCTGTGATGTTCCATCCCAATAATCAACATTATAAGAATAGGCCAAATGTTTTTCCCATTGAGAACAGCTGAAAAAATCAAAATAGACTTTCTGGTACGCCAATAGCGGAAGCAAATTTACAATCTGGGAAGACTTATAAACCAAAGGGTTATCAGCATCGGCAACATCAGTAAGACCTAAATATGATGCGGTAATTGCTTTTTTAGAAACATTATTACTAGCAAGAAATGAACCATAACCCAATAAATCCAAAATCTTACAAGAACCATATGAAAACGGGAGGCCAGCATCATCAAGCGTATCAGAACCAGAACCAACAACAAGAGCAAGAGTATTACTAATATTAACCAAAGTGGTATTAGGTACAGAAGTTAACATCTTAGTATTAGAAGTACCGCTATCGGCAGAGGTCATATAATCAGACATCTGAGTAAATGCCTGCGGAAGCGCACGGGAAATCAGACGTAACGGCACAGCGTAAAAATCATAATACTCTTTAATACGGGTATAAGCAGCCGTATTAACAGGGACAGTACGGGTGAACCAATCAGAAGAAATACGATACTTATTACCAGGAATAGCAATCTGCCAATAACAAGGTAAAATTTCACCAACCTTAGCAGTAAATAGCTTCTTCGAGCTTAAATCAAAAGATGACCGATGAGTAGCAATTCTCGCTCGATCGAGGGGATTAAAATCACTCATAATTAATTAAAATTTAAATTAGACCATACGGTTAAATACATCATTAGCATCATTAAGCTTTTTGTGCTTAATCATATCACGACAGAATGTTGCACTACGGTACCGGAGTTGCTCAAGGAGGGAAAGCGTTTCACTTGAGACGGCTTGCAAGGCATCAAGCTCCTGCCCGTTCTGAGGTAACGCAAACATACAATCTGATATTTCAGGGTATTGGGAACGGAGACTATATGTATCTCGTAAACTTTCATAATTCGCTTTCGTTTCATATTCTATGCCTTTTTTAATGATAAACATAATACGACCGGCATAAGAATCAATATTACAGCCGAAGGAAGGCAAATGCCAATTACGGAAGAACTTATAGACATATAAGAACAGCCGATACAACTTATTAATATAAGATTCAATATCGACATCACTAGAACTGTTACAGAACCTAGTAAGGCACCGAGAAGTATGTAATATAATTTTATCATCATCAGTAAGAATAGGATTAGCCTTAAGATATTGATAATAAGTACGAACAAGACTCAAGACTGAATCCTGTTTATAGTCAATGAATCCGTATTTTGCGATTCTTTTTGGCGTTGAATGTACAGCGCGAAGAATTCGAGCAATCGCAATACTATCGTCATCGCGAGCAGACGAGAATCGGGGCAATAAGGTACGGATATACGAAATGGGTGGAGTTGACCGAATACTAAGGCCGTTGAAGTTGTAGATTCTTCCATTAACGACAGAATCGATTTTTTGCTCAATCTGCGCATAAGGTTCTTCACCTTCCACGAGATCACAGCCTTTTTCAAAGAATCCGAGAGACGCTCGCGACTTGGGTCTAAACGCGCGGCATGAGCGATATAATAAGGGAGCAGAACAAAGGCTGTTAACGTAACTCGAAACGTACGAAGAAGCTCCACCTCGGGCAATCTGGAAATCTGAACGACCGAATTTCCAACTCTTATCGTGACAGTATCGTAATACCTTTGAGACTTCTTCCGAGTTTGTGAATAATAAGATATGATAATGCGGACGGAAATGTACAGGGCCGTACTCGCCGACAGCGTAGAAATGTAGCGTTTCATAAGAACCTAATTGTTTATATAAATATTTACGTAATCTTTTAATATAATTCTGAACATCAACATAGTTTAAAAAGGGAATAAGGTTATCACGACCATATTGTTTAGAAGCGGGATAATCCGTTTTTTCAACCGATTGCGTCTTATAGATAAAACTACGAATAGCATCCATACTAAGAAACCAATTATCCTCAATAGGAGCATATTTCTTAATCTCACGGTCAAACGGCACAGTACCTTGTACTTGTTCGAAGAATATATGACGCAGCATGAAGTCATCATCACACTGATATTCGGAAACAGGAATATATTTATGATATTCATGGCCAAAATGAATATCTCCCGAAATGCCTATAGCGTCATCATAATCACTATGCAAAACCTTACAAGCCATAAGAGGAACATATTCATTATCATAAGTAAGTGTAACGAAATAAGAATACTTAAAAGCACTTCCAGCGGTCCTCACGCGCATGGACGCTTTTTGGGCTTTCTTATGGATACAATAATCACATTGACCGCAATCTACAGCAATGCGTGCACCATTATACCTATTTGTAATAAATGAACGATACTGACAATGGTCAACAGCCTTAAGCAAATCGGGAGAATATTTCATAATTATTTATTATTTACGTTTATCAATGACTAAATGACGGTTGCGCTCACCAAATGAAATATGAATAAACGTAGGATACAATATAAGTTGATCAAACACATGAACGGTATCTGAATAGTTATAGATATGTTCAAGCAACCGGTTATAAGAAGTAGAACCATACGGTTTAATATCAACAGCTTCTCCAACCAAATGTTGTGAATTAGAAGCACCTGCAGCAGCTTCATTTTCAGCAATAGAGCGCTTAGCACTTGTTACCGAAAAATGCAAGTTATAACACAACAGGTGCTCAAAAAAGTCCATAAGAGTATAATTCATAGACCGATAGCATTTAAAATATAACCTAATGCAGCGGAAACAGCTCCAATCACAATTTTCCAAATATTAGCACTTTTCATTTCCTTGAGTTTTAAGTTCAACAAAATCATTTTCTTCTTTAATCGAATCCACAATGACAATAAGGCCCAACGAAGAAATTCGCTCAGAATAATTTCCAAGACCATCGAGAGAATTGACAATATAAGGCGAAATAACATCACGACCAGTGATTTTTTCTTTGACTGAAATAATAAATTTCTGCATAATTGTAAAATGTTTAAAATGTTAATAAATAGTTGTAACTTCTAACTGGGGCAAATATACGAACTATTTTTATAATTCCAAAAGAAATCTCTTTTTTTTTAGATTCTACCATAGAGTGTGAGTTGTGCGTTTATGGACGAGGGATGGAGAAATCGAGAAGATAACTCGATTTTGCTTCGCACACAACTAGGGGCTTCGCTTAATTAACAAGAGGATGTATACAGAGGTGTATAGGCACGGCAGGTCAGATAGAACCTGCCTTTGCGCGCTCTGCGCTAAAATACCGGAGCGGGGCGCTCCTATAAGGAAGTCGCTCCGCTCCATTTTTAGACCAGGCCCTACGCGGGCGGCGGGTGTATATCGCTCAAACGCCGCGATGGGCTTTAAGTCCTGAAGAATGTTAGGATCTTTGGGATACAATGTGTAAGTATGCTCATATTTACGACACGTAGGAAGACTAGTCCAATATTCTATCCATTCCTTACACTGATCTAATGTACCAACATTACTAAACATAATTTTACGACCTACTTTAATACGAAGTTCAAACATCATAACTTTATAATTTAATGGTTAATATTCTGTTTTTCTGTATTACAAAGATAAGAAATAGTTTGCAAAGTACGACAAAGTTGGAGTTAAAGAGTGTTTGGAATATATCAATAAATGTACAAAAAAAATCTTTCCCCCGATTCGCGGGGGAAAGAGAATAGATTTACCAGCGGCCAACACTATTACCGACACCTTGAAAAATACGGGTGCCATAATCAAAAGCATTACGCAAACCATAAGAATCAAAGTCTTTCTTAGCATTACCAGCAGACCACTTATAATAGTCACGAATAGCTTTGTCCCTACTATATTGAATACCTTTACGATTATTTACATTCTTATAATCCCATAAAGAATCATAATACTGTGTATAATATGCCATATTAGTAGCAGATATAAGGGCATCAGCAGTACCAGCAGCAACCTTATTACTAATATTCTGTCCTTCAGTTTGAGCAGCAAGATTAATAGCACGCTGAATCTCTGTCTGGACCTGTTTTTCAGTTAAAACACCTTGCTGAACAAGATTATAAAGATATTGGGCCTTCGTAAACAAATCAGCTTGTTGCTGAACATCCATATACTTATTAAGAATCGCTTGAGCGTCAGCCTGGAGATAAATTTGAGAAGTCTGAGCAGCAGAAAGCTTTCCAGCCGCAACAGCATTCTCAAGTTGTTGACGTTCTAATGATTGATCGAGTTCGGCAGAAATACGACCGGTATTCTTATCCCAATAACCAGACTCACCAATACCAATCTGCCGATAATTAGTATCACCTTTCATCTTTTCAACCATGTACGGAGTCAAAGCATCTATTTGGTTACTTTCGGAAATAGCTTTCTTCGCCTGAGCAAAACTAGCTAAAGCCGTATCAACAGAAGAAAAATCAGGATGAAAAGCCTGATAAGGAATAGGATTAACCGCACTAGCCTGAGCACCACTAGGGGAAGAAACGCCCGAACCAGTCATAGCAGAAGAACCACTCATAAACGGATTCAAACCACGAGAAATCATAGCTTGCGGAGAATTATACTCACGAGATTCATCAATCATTTTTTCTTGCCAATCACGTTGTTTTTGAGCTTCTTTCATATTAAACTGATTGGTAGTCTGAGTATTACGAAAATTAGCACGATTCGCAGAAGATTGTTGAAGAGTCCCGAATATACCGCTAATAGCAGCACCTAAGAAATGATGCTCATTTCTAGGGGAAAGAATACTTTCCCCTACTTCTAAAAACCTCATTGAGCAGATCCGTCAGGTGCGGACGAAGACTCGGGCGCTGACTGATTCTCTGCCAACATCGCTTCGGCATAAGCCGATAATTCAGATTTCTCACTAGCCAACTGACGGAGGACAGCCTGACGTTCAGACATAGTCTGACAGTGACGCGAAACAACACAATTAAATCGTTCTTCGTCAGTCATATTATCCATAACAGTAGACTGAGTAGGATGCATCTGGGCAATAATGCTCTGAACATTCATATCACCAAGCAAACGGCGGTACTTTTCCTGATTCAAAAGAATTTGTGTCATATCACACTGAATCAAATCACCATCAGGAAGTTCGTCATACATAACCGAATCATAAACAGACGGCTGATAACACGGATTATTTTCAACACTAACAGGAATATAAGTGTCCTGAACAAAATCGGGATTAATATAAGCAAAACTTCTCATAATCAACTAAATTAATAAGGTAAACCATTTCTATCCAAATTTTGGACAGCATATACCTGGAAATTAACATTACACAATAACTGATCAAATGCAACAGAAGAATTCTGGCCTGAAACCTGAGGCTCAAAAATAGAATTCAATTGCTGAGGACGGACTTTCATGGACTGATAAGACCAAGAACCAGAAGAAGTCAAAACATCCCAACCATCAATAGGAGCGGACCAAGACTGGTAGGCCAGACCAGAACGGAAACCAGCATGAACGGTATCAATATTAGATTTCCATTGCCAATAGCGCAAATTATAGCCAATCGAGGCAGGAACAGAACGACTAGGATTATTATGAAGATTCAAGCCAGGAACAGCCTGCATGCCCAATTGGTCAAATGCAGGTTGAGGAAAGTCAGATATAGAAGAAACGGTCAATTGAGGATTTTGACCTGTCAAATTCCAATCTACCAAAGGGACAGCATGATAAACACAAATAATCACCTGATGCTCGGCACCACAATCATAAGTAATAGTATGACCAGAATTAGAACCAACACCTTTACCAGCAATAACAGCCTGAGAATTATCAGCAGTAAGATTCGTATTAAGAACCTCATTAATATTAATTACACTGGACCAACCACCAATATAGTGAGAATGATTGCCCATATATTCGGGAGCTTTAATACCGAACTGAGCGGCCATCTGATCTGAATAGTCCTTACTA